CGCCTACTGTTTCTGATATTGGTCCTGATACACCTTGTAGCCCAGTGTTTTTATATACACTTATAGTGTTTTTTATTTTTATAACAGAGACAGGCGTGTGTGCAATAGAAGAACTTCTGTACCAGCTATCGCCTAAGAGTTCACTTTCATGACATACAGGCACCCATACTTTAGAAAAAATATTATTTAACTCTTGATTATATAAGTTCCAATCTGAATATATCTTAGAACTAATGTATTCAATCTTTGGTTGCTTTATCCAATCCTTATGATTTCTTGGTGGCATCAGTTCCTCTCTTTTTTATTTGTTCTATAGTTCTGCCACATCCCGTACAGTACTTACCAGCTGCATCTAGTGTACATATACCTACACACGGGCTATTTGTGTTCATGACCCATCCAGATTCCAAATACACCTGTCATAACGCCCATAACAACCGATACGAAAGCTGATTGTGCGCCTGTTGGGTCTGGTAAATCCATAAACCATTCAGCACAACGCCAAGACATTAATGTACTTGCTAACATCATAAACCTTGGAAGTATTTTCCACTTTAGAAATGTTTCTACGCTCATGTTGTTCTCACTGTTGCTTTCTTAGTATTTTTTACATACTGTTGACCTTTCTTTATACCCTTACGCTTTTTCTTAGTCGTTGCTGCATATTCCTTAGCTGATAGACTATCTAGCTTAGCTTTAGGTAAGTATCTTTCACCCGTAGCATTTTTACCGACAATAGAGTTTTTACCACTTTTAGTACCCCAATCTTGATCAGACCATTTAATCATAGAAATAGCTTCTTTGGAAAGTGGTCCTTTCCTTTTCTTTTTTGGTGGACTCATGACGTATAGCCCCCACCCTTAGCCTTGTATTCCTTAGCTACCATTTGCATTTTACGGGCGCTGTTTTGTCCAGGTTTGCCACCTTTAGATCCTGCAAGAATACGTTGATAAATACTTTTACGTAATGCTGGATTAGTGTAGTTACCCGCTGCGTTAACTGTACTTTTCTTTTTCTTTGCTAGCGGTCCAGGTCTTCTCATAATAATCCTCCACTATTGGGCATTTGTATTTCCGATGTCTACTTTTTTTATATCTTTTAAAATCAAAAGATGGGCTTTTCCTACCCCTAGCAGCCCTGACTAGGTGAGGACAACGGTAGTTTTTCATTGTAAAGTGAGCTTATCTAGCTCCGCTTGTAACTCTTCGTCCGTGAGGTCAGAGGCATCTAGGTTCGTTTGTGTCACATCTTGCCTACTAAGCTTTGGTGCTTGGTATTCCGCAAGGATACTTGCTACCTTTATAATTTGATCAGTGTCACCTTCTTCCATTGCCTGTACTAATACATAGTTAAGGGCATGGATAGCGTCAGGTGCCTCATCTCCTAGCTCTTTCATAGCGACAATAGTCTGCTTAGCTAGTTCTCTTTTCTCTTTGTTTTTACGGCGTACCTCAAGACCCCTTCTGCGCCATTCATCAGCCATTTCGCTGTCTTTAATAGACACTAGATTTTTTAGTCCTGGATGATTATCATCACCTCTTATAGCCATTGTGTATTCTCCTCCACTAAGTGGCCTACTTTATCTTTCCAAGATATATTATCGTCAGTTAACCTATGCTGGTGTGTTCTATAGGCTTCGAATGCAATTGCAAGAGCCATAACAGTATCATCATAGTTTCCTGGGAGGGCATTAGTACTCCCGTTTTCTGCTGAGACATAAGTTCTTAGCTCCCCTAGCATAACATCTGAGGGAATCCATACGTCTTCTTCCTCAATTGCCCGTTTAAGGTTTCCTATTACCATAGGTTTTGTAGAGACAGTAGTCCTAAAACCGGGTTTTCCACCCTCTTCGTTGAGAAGATTAGCAGCTTTAGTCTGATAATACAGATTTACATAGTTCATCTGCTTAAGCCTGTTAAGCGTAGCTATTCCTAGACTATTACTCTCTACTGCTAGGAGTGCATTATTGAAATATCTACCCAGATAGAATAAAATATCACCAAAGTTACTAGGATCCGTGAAGTTATCTCTAAATAGCGCACAAACCCGTCTCTCCTTATCAAGAATAACTGCTGTACTGTAGTCTTGACCTACGCCAAGTGCTACATCAGCACCAATAATAAACCTTCCTTCAAACGAAGGTGGTACCCATATCTCTAAATGTCCTTCTTTAGCATCTTCGAAGTAACTACTCTTATCGTCATACTCCCTAACGTAGTCTGGAGCGATAACTTGCATGCTATTAATGACTTCTTGATCAAAAACACTGTTACCGGAGACAAGAAAGGCTTCTTCGGGACTTGCAGGGTACTCTTGACGGAACTTTCGCTCCCCTGACTCTGCTATTTTTAGTCTTCTCCAGTATAACTGATCGTTATCTAAGTCGTACTTCTCCAGTAGTTCCCATTCTTCAGTGGTTAAGTCCATATCTTCAGGAGCAGTCCTACGATACTCAAAAGTGATAAACCAAGGTAAGAAAATAGGTATATACTCGTTCTCGCCTTTCATAGCCCCTTGGTATAAACGATAAAACTCCCCACTGGCTCCATTAGCAGTGCTTTCTAGTAGTACCTCAGTACCGTCTTCCTGAGAGATTCCCTGGAAGAGTCCTGCTAGGATTTGTTCGTCGAATTGCCAGAACCCAACTTCTGAGAGGTGGGCAATCGTAGGGGTAGTTCCTCGTCCTGCTTCTTTAGCACCCGCTGTGTAGAGTCTGTAACCACTTTTGTTATGTTCAAATAAAATTTCTTTGGCATTACTCTTTTGTAGATTTGGAGGTTCCTCCATGTTATCGATAATATTACGCGACATATTGAAAAGAGCATCACTGGTGGCACTATCATGCGCCATAACTACTGATCTAGTATAAGGGGTAAAGAATGTCTTCCAAAATACTCTAGCAGCGCAATAGGTGCTAATGCCCTGTTGTCGCGCTTTAAGTATAATTGCTCTAACTTTACCTGTTTGTTGTAGTTGTTCTTCAATTTGCTTATTAACAACAGCTTGTGCGTGATTAAACTCAAATGGAACAAAGCCCTGTGAAGCATTCTTTGTAATAATCCTAATTTGTTCTTTTGAAAATAGAGCGAAATCTTTTTCGTATGCCCCTAGTTTTTCTCTACGTTTTGCCTCTTTGAGAAGTTCTAGTTTACGTTTATTGTTCATTTAGTTGTCCTCTAAATTTTCCTATAAGGGTGTGTTTAGGTCCAAAGTGGTACTAATGGTTTTTCTTTATGAGAGAAAAAGATGTGAGAGTGTGTTGGGTACCCTTGTCTTGTTTGTGTACCCCCCTGTTTCTTTTTCTCTTGCTTTGGAGGTTTGTATGTTTTGGTCGTTGTTTGAGCGTGTTTGTTGGTTTCTTTCTGACTTTGGCTTTCCGGCTGGTGTTGACGTTCCTGCTGTTCAAGAGCCTTTTCCGTGTAGTGTTTCTACGCCTTACGGTTGGCTTTCAGTTTGTGGTTGTTCGTTGCGTCAGCGTGTTGGTTTGTTTGGTTTTGTTGGTGGCCACGTTTTTGGTTCTAGCTTTGGTTGGTTCTGGCGCGGTGATGGCTCTTTAGGCGGTTTGCTTTGCGGTCCTCGTACCTTGGTTGAAACGTTCTGGGTATGTGCGTTTCGCGGCTGGCGTTAAGTTTCCTCCCACTGGCGTCCGTGTGTTCTCCCTTCACACGGGCGTCCTTTTTTTTTTTGCAACCGAAGGAGTTTGTTATGCCTAAGCCTATGTCTAAAGCACACAAGACCGTGACTTACGACTTCTCAGAACGCAAGGGCGTCTCTAAGAAGTACATCAAACGCATTGCTAACAAAGGCGACCGCAAGGCTGCTAAATTAACATTAAAGAACGCTTAAAGAAAGCCCTTCGGGGCTTTTTTTTTTTTTGCAACCCACAACCATAGGAGGACTAATATGGCTTGTTATTGTGGTAGAGATTCTCTCTGTAAAGAATACGATCACTTTCAACATATAGAAAGCATTGTTGAAAGCAGATGTATAGAGCAAGAAGACTATGAGCTCTTATCGTGGGTAAAGGAAAGGCTAGAGTCTTTGCATTACCAATTAGAAAACTCAGACTGTTATTGTGAAGAAGAGGACTAAATGCTAATAGAAATACTAATTGGAATAACAGCAGGTGCTACAATAGTATCTGCTATTTCTTTCGCCGTATGGATGATTGCGCCATACGCTGAATATATCAACGAACTGTTTAGGAGGTAGTAATGGAAATACTAATTGATATAATCCTATTTGCAATAGTCTTGGCAGTAGTATAATGAGACCAAAGTGTGACTATTGTGATAAACCATCTGACGTAACTAACTACACCACTTGGTGGATGTGTGCTAAGTGTTGGTTAGCGAGGTTTAAGAAATGACCTCCAGGATAGTCCTCAAGGGGACTATTCGAGAGGACACTTCTGTCCTACGGGCGATAATGCCCATAACAGCTATGTACAAGGAGATTTATCATGGCTAATCAAACAACAATCATTCGCGACCTTGAGTTCTATTGGGCAAAGCTGGACAAGCCAGTCTCGCCATTTGGAACTGAGCAGTATGACCTACAGGTACGTTTTCCTAAGAAGCGTATCAAGGAAATGTCTGCTTATGGTAAGATTAAGGAACAGGCTGATGGTCAATTCTCTATCAATATTACCAGAAAGGCAAAGAATGCTAAAGGAGAGGCTACGCCTGTTCGTGTTGTTGACTCGGTAAAGCGCCCACTAGAGGGACTTATCGGTAACGGATCTAAAGGTCATATTATTGTATATCAGTATGACTGGAATGTATCTGGTAAGACAGGCACTAAGACAATCCTAGTAGCGGTACAAGTTACTGACTATATCGAATACAAGGATGAAGGTGCTATCGACTTTGATGTTATTGGTACTAGCCAAGAAGCAATCGAAGCTCAATCTGACTTCTAATTAGCCTTCTGGGTAGCACTCTACGGGGTGCTATCCTAAAGGATAATTGTATCCTCAACAGCCACAAGGAGTGTATTATGTGGAATGGACTAGCAACAACTGCTCTAAAAGACTGGGCAGACAAAGAGACTAACAAGCAACGTGTAGCTGCTAACAAAGAAAGACTTGAAAGCTACACTAAAGTACCTGTAATGCCTAAGCCAGAGATTGTTCGTAAGAGGAATCACCATGGAGTAATCAAGCCTTTTATACCTACTGAAAGAATACTCGAAATGGTATCTATGGGGTTAACTCAAACTAGAGTTGCTCAGATACTTGGTATGTCTAGGACAGCAGTCCAAAGTCGTTTAACTCGCCATAAGGAGGCAAACTAATGAATATCCGTAACCTTAACATTCAAGACACATCATCAGCTGCTCTACAAGATCTCTACGAGAGAATTGGGCAAGAACTTCAAGACAGAAAGGTACGAACAATGATACAACCAGGTTTCACTAACGAAGAAGTATTCGAAGATGCACTCACTATGGGTCTTACTCCGGATGATCCTGACGTTATTGCTGGAGGATACTCTGAGGAATTTGCTGATTACATTGCTCAGAAAGAAAGAAAGCAATCAATGCGCACTACAGGAGCATAATGTGGCTATTATTGTAGGTCTTATAATCGTTCTGATATTCTGTTATCGATTCATAACTATTTATAGGAGTCTGTAGTATGACACTCTAAGGAACACTCTAAGTGCAATTACAGGTACACTCTAAGGAACACTCATAGCAAAGACCAAGACCTCTTACCCTCGAAGGGGCAGTTAAAGTACACTCGCAAGTACACCCAGCAGATAATAAGACCAGATTGGGATTACTTTTGGGTTTACGTGGAGGAAAACTGTGAGGGTTCCTGTGAGTGTATGTGAGTATGAACCCGAAAGGACCACAATGATACTAAAAATAACCTACATACTAATCATCTGGGGAACTACCCTACTAATACTTTCAATCTTCATTTAAGAAAGGAATACCAATGATTATCTCAGACTCACCAGAGCGTAACACCTCGATAACCATCGAAGCAGGTCGCTACGTTACATACCGCGAAGACTTCGAAATAAACCTCGTCTTCTCTACGCTCAATAATACTCAGTGGGGCATAGAAGACTATGGCTACAACTTTGTTCAGCTATCCTCTAACAACGAAGCTGCCATACTACACGTTAAAGAACTCTTAGAGTACCATAACAGTGACACTATTAAGGCATACCTTGATAATTCACCAATAGAAGTTGACGTATCTTTCACCGAAGGACGCGTTTACCTAACCGTTGACCTCGATATGAGTGATATGGAAGTATACGAAGAAGAAACAAACGTAGGTATCTCTTAAAACACACCCTTATAGGGGGAAAGGGATATACTAAAGGTATCCTTTAAGGATACAGAAAGGAAAGCCAATGACAGACCTAGAAAACCATAGTCCTCGAAGGACACCTAGCATGTATCACTTCTACAAGACTAAGCTAGAAGAAGCAATACAGACTAACTCATGGGGACACTTCGATGAAATAGTCGAGGATCTACCTGAAGACATTAAACAAGAGCTAATCCTTAACGGAGTCCTTGAGGAGTCCTTAGAGGACAGTAGAGATGGACAACCAGACTCGCAACAAGACTTCGGAGAGGTATACGATGACGAACCCAATCGTTTATAAATGGGTGTTAGCTTGTATGGGTACAATAACACCCTTAGAAGTACAGCTAGAGGTATACACTGAGCATCCTTACATGTCACACTGTCATGTAGGGATCACTACTAGGGGATTTGAGTATCCTCAACAACAATGCTTTTGCATAGAAAGAAGAGACAATGACTGAAGCATTACTACGACTACATATACTACTAATGAATACTGACGATGAAGACACTAAACTAGACTTACAAATCATTATAGATATCTTGGAAAGGATAGAGAATGGCACACATTGAAACAGTAGACGGAGTCACTGTGTTAGTTGATGAATGGCATATTGAAGATGTACATCAAGCAGCAGGAGACATGGATATAACTATTACTGATGAGGATGCAGAAGATATCCTTAGTACAGTAGCTAATAGCCATGACTGCAACATAGGTATTAACTGGGAATTATTCTACTACCACTTAAAGGACTACAGAAAGGAAGAAGACAATGACTAAGAGAACAGTAATCACACATGACCTTATTAATGAAATCCTAACAGCTAAGAGTAGCGCTGACATCAGATGCTACATGACACCTAGTGCTGCTTGGATCTACAACATGAGACGTAAGCTAGTAAAGCTAGTAGTTCTCGACAGTGATGGTATGACTAATGACGTCATCTACTATGATAAGAGTTGTAAACACTTCCTAACACATGCAGAGCGTATCTTACGATTAACTGCATGAGACACGAAGTCTACATGAAAGGAAAGCTTATGGAAGAACATAACGCAGTCAGTCCCAAGCACTACAAAGAGATATTGCCTGGGTATGAATACATGGACATGATGGTGTTCATGTTAAGAGACCTTGAGGGTGCTGAGGCACACTTAATGGGTCAAGTGTACAAGTACCTAATGCGGTATGGTAAGAAAGATGCTAAGCTACAAGAGTTGAAGAAAGCTCAGTGGTATCTAAACTACCTCATTGCTATGAATGAGGAACCCGATGAGAAAGTATGAGGTAAACTGTGAAGGCTGGGTGACGGACACTGTGTTCGTCACTGCAGCTGATAAAGTAGAAGCAACTGAGTTAGCCACAAGAGAATTCAAGGCTATGAAAGGCGCTACTAGTATTCGAACAACAAAAATTGAGGAGATTGAAAATGATTAATGAGAAACGTACAGTGATTATCCGTGATGCAGAACTACACTGGGCTAAACTAGTAAAACCAGTAGAGCCTTTCGGTACACTACAGTGGGAACTACAGATGCGTACTGCTGACAAAGCAGAAGCAGAAAAGTGGAAGAAAGAGTTTTATCTCACTGTAAAAACCGAAGACGGTGATGAAGGAAAATACTACAAAGCTAATGTAAAGCGTAAGGCTATTAAGAAAGACGGTGATCAGAATACACCACCAGATGTTCTTGATGGTGCTAAGAAGCCTATTGACGGTAACAAGGTAGGTAACGGTAGCATTGGTAACGTAATGCTATTCCAATTCCCGTATGAAATGCAAGGTCGTAAAGGTGTTAGCAGTATCTTGTCGAAAGTACAGGTGACAGACCTTAAAGTATACCAGAACAGTAACGCTACAGACTTCGATGTTATTGATGGCGCAGAAGAAGGTGGTGAAGCAGCGGTAGACTTTTAATGGGTGATATCATTGACTTCAAACCAAAACGTAATCTACAGGTGGACGTAGAGCTAGAAGGGGTTGACGAACAACTTCTTCTAGAGTGCGCTATTGTAGAGATGTGGGAAAAACTAGGCGGGTACGAGGCAGACAACGATAAGTTCCTCTACCATGTCTGGTTCCTACAGTTCTCAGACTTATGTTTTCAAGCCATGGAAGATAAACGTTTTAATGTATCTGAAGACGGTGAGATAAGCATTGACGCTAATCTATTAGCAGCATTCAAGGAGAGTATTGATGGATTTAAGGCAGAGTCTGCAACCAACGATAACAGAACTGACTAAGGCAACAGACTATTGGTCAGAACAGTATGTAAGAGGTCGAGCAAGCTACCAAGAATACACTAGGATTATTCTTATTATGCAAGACCTAAAGAACTTCATTCTCGAACATGAAAGGAACGATGATGAAACAATACGTGTACTTAGCAGGTCCAATGGAGGACTGCACAAAGAAACGAATGACAGCGTGGAGACTACGGGCAGCGGAACTGCTGATGAAGAACGATATCATTTCTCTCGATCCAACTCGTAGAATATCTTTCCATGATGAACTATATCTTGGAGAGCAGCACACGCCTGTACAGTCTACCTGTAGACGTATATTCAAAATGGATATGCAGGATATCGCTAATAGCAATGTCGTATTAGCAGACATTAGACGCGACAGTGGAAGAGGCACTGGAACGGCTATGGAACTTATGTTTGCTCATATGAAGAACAAGATCATTATCTTGTGGTCGAACAAAGACGATCACATCCACCCATTCTATGAGAGCATTTACACAGAGAAACACTTTGAGCTAGATGACTGCATAGAAGCTATATCATACTATTACTAGGAGGACACTATGAAATTACGTTTTGATACATACACTAAGAGCCTTAATGCTGCAACTGAAACATTCCATGACATTATGTCTACACAGAAATGTGATGACCTTAACTTGCAGTATAATGAGTATAACTCTTGTTATAACTTAATGGGGACTATTGGCAGTGACTCAGTTGAATACGTTGCTGGGCTTCTAAATGACGGTAACTGGAACGAAGACACAAGCGAACTCTAGAAAGGAATTACTATGCCTTATATTGCTCAAGAAGATCGTGATAACTTTATGTATGTAAAGTTAGCACTAGAAGATGTTACTAAGTATAAGAAGCTAACTGCTGGTGAGCTACAGTATATCATTGCACTAGCTATTAAGCATAGTGCGCCTGAAAACTATCAAGACATGAATGACGTTATGGGTGCATTAGCAGGTGCGCAGATGGAGTTCTATCGGCGTACGGTAGCACCTTATGAGGACACTAAGATAGTGCTAAATGGCGATGTCTGATTGGCTAGCTTCACCGTTTACACTACTAATGTATGTCAGTGCATGGTGTTCTGGCATGATCAGTGGTCGTGTTATTGTAATAGCTATGGAGGTAAACGATGATGGGGATTAGGTACGCCGTATATAAACTCATATGGCAAGACGACTATCAGTCTGAAGCCGAAGCATTTAGAGTGATACAAGAGCATTACGCTAACGAGTCACGCTATCAGTACATGATACTGCCAGTGGACTATGATGAGTTGCAAGGAGAGTTGTTTGAATGATACTAAAAACATTATTAAATGTACTAGGAAAGACAGCCTCGGAAGAACCTGTGAAGTATTTAGGTGGGATGAGTGCAAAGAAAAAAGATGCACAAACCTCGCAATCAAACACATCTATGCTAAAGGAGAGCGCAGTAAAGAAACAAAAGAATGGATTGAACGACACGGTTAAATCCTTTATGAACAGGTCACGCAGCACTATTGTATGCCCTGTTTGTAACACGACCTATTATGAGGGGGCGTTAGACTTCCTCTCAGACGAACCAAAGAGTTGTCCATCATGCGACAACAGAAAGGACTGACATGAAACTAGTATTCGATATCGAGACTGATGGCATTGATGCTACTCAAGTCTGGTGTATCGTAGCACAAGATGTAGAAACTAAGAAGATATACAAGTGGAAGCCTGATGATATAGACTCAGGCCTTTCATTTCTTCTCAATGCAGAAGCATTAATAGGCCATAACATCATTGGCTATGACGCTGCTGTACTTGATAAGCTATATGGTACTAATCTTCTTGACAAGAAACTCTATGACACTTGGATTATGAGTCAAGTACTTTGCTATAAGCGAAAGCATAAGCATGGTCTAGGTGGATGGGGTGAACATCTTGGTTACAGTAAGTTTGAATTTAGTGACTGGTCACAGTTCACAGAAGAGATGCTTACATACTGTGTAAGAGACGTTGAATTAAACACAAAAGTCTATGAGCTACTAATGAAAGAGTTCATGGAACAAAGTAGTACTAAGCCATTGATTGCTAAAGGTTTAAGGGCAGAGCATCAAGCTGCTGTCTTCGAAGCTAGAGTACGAATGAATGGCTGGTTGTTTGATGTTGATGGCGCAAAGAAACTTCAAGATGATATGATATGGGAACTTCATAACATTGAATCTCGTGTGCATCCACTATTACCTGAAATGACTATCTGGGTAGACAAACAGCCTAAGACTGCTAAATACACTAAAGCAGGTAAGTTTACTGCTGTCACTAAGCGGTTACTCACTGAATATCTTGGTGAAGAGCCTGATGAAATGGAGTGGCCACCTGAAAAAGAGTTCCAGCGTAGTTATCAAACCCAAGTAACACTTGGTAACATGGAAGAAGTCAAAGAATATCTTTACACTATAGGATGGAAACCAGATGATTGGAACTACAAGAAGGTGGGTTACGAGTTCCATAAGACTAGCCCGAAACTCACAACAACGAGCCTTGCGCTACTCGGTGACATCGGAAAAGACATTGACCGATACTACACCACTAGATCGAGACGGTCTATACTCGAAGGCTGGCTTGGAGAGGTTAAGGAAGGCAGGTTACATGGCAGAATGTGGGTTATCGGTACTCCTACATACAGAGCTAGACACGAAGTAATCACTAACTTACCTAGTGTTGAGGCAGCGTGGGGTAAAGAGATGCGTAGTCTCTTTATCTGTGAAGACGGCTACAAGGTAGTCGGTGCTGACTCAGCTGGTAATCAAATGAGAGCGTTGTGTCATTACATTGGTGATGATGCATTCACAAAGGAGGTAACTGATGGAGACATTCACAGCTATAACGCAGGTATCCTCAATAGTAGCAGAGGTGACGCTAAGCGCTGGTTGTATGCTTATCTGTTTGGTGGCGGTGGTAAAAAGCTTGGCACTATTCTCACAGGTAAGCCGGATGCGACAGCAGGGGACGCTTCCAAACGAAAGTATCAATCAGCAATACCAGGACTCGGACGCATTAAGGCGAAGCTGGATACGATATTCCAGCAAACTCGCAACGGATATGGCGATGCTTTCATTCCTGCTCTTGATGGTCGCCGTGTGTATGTTGGTAGCGCTCATCAATCTTTAAACTATCTATTGCAATCAGCTGAGGCTATTACTTGTAAGGCAGCTATTGGTTATGCAATGGATAAAATAAAAGAAGAAAACTTAGATGCTTACCCTGTTATATTCTATCACGATGAGATGGCATGGGTAGCTAAAGAGTCTGACGCAGAAAGAGTAAAAGAAATCTGTGTTGAGTCATTTAGAGAAGCACCTAAAGACTTTAATGTACAGTGTATGGATGGCGATGGTGTCATTGGTAGCTGTTACGCAGACGTTCATTAGAAAGGAATCGTCATGGGTAAAATGAAAGAACACGCTATGAGACTTGAAGAACACTTCTGGCATCTTGCAGCACAAACAGTATCTGGGTGTGAGAATGTAGAAGATTACTTATCAGAAATGAGTGAGTACAAACAATTCATGCCGCTACTAGATGACGATGAGTTCACTGAGCTAGTAGTAGACTCATTCAACCATTACTGGGAAGAGAAAGGACACGCATAATGATTGCTATTATTGACGCAGATAGCTGCATATATCAAGCAGCTTGGCAACAGAAAACAGTCGAAAGCGCCTTAGATAACTACAAGGCAATCCTACAGAAAAACTGGATAGACCCTGTATGGTCTGATGAACAGATTATATACTGCGGTGGCAAAGATAACTTCAGGTATAAACTCTGTCCACAGTACAAGGCTAACCGTAAAGATCCACCCCAAGATGCAAGTCTGTTTAGACCTTTAATGCAGCTTATTATTGATGAAAAGCTAGCTATACCTGCAAATGGTATGGAAGCTGATGACATGGTACGCATTAAGTCTATCGAGTTAACTGCTGATAAAGTAGATCATACTATTGTACACATTGATAAAGATCTCGATTGTATTCCGGGGAAACACTACAACCCTAGACGCGCTGAGTTCTACGATATTGATGAAGACAGTGCTGATCTACATTACTGGCAGCAGATGCTGAAAGGTGATCCTACAGATAACCTTCCAGGGCTACCTAAGATTGGTCCAAAGAAAGCAGAAGCTATGCTTAAAGGTGTTCCAATGGATCGGCGTAAACACAGAGTACTTGCAGCGTATAGAGCTAAGTATGGTCGAGTAGACTGGAAAGAAAAACTACTAGAAACTGCTAATGGTATTCACATTCTAAGGAAACAAGATGACTTCTTTGCGATTTAATAACCATGAGCGTTGGCATAACGTTCAGGTAAAGCGTGTCACTCAGTTCGATAATAACGATTGGTGTGGCATTATCACTAAAGAGCATGGTGAGATTCGTTGCAAGAGACGTAACAAGTCTCGCTTTAAACTAAAGAAAGGATTTAAAGGTCCAATCACAATCTACTTTTTAGGTGGCACTACACCAACTATTGCAGATGATGTGCGAGGTCACATTGAGGTAGAGAGCCATTGGAATGTACTACATCCTGAGTTGTTTAATGAGTCTGATCATGGCTTTCTTTATGTGATTACTAATAAGACTACTAAGCAGCGCTATGTAGGCGTAAAAACATTACATACTAGCTGGAAAGCATACACTAGTTCTAGCAGTGAACTCAATGAAATCATTAAAGAACAAGGGCATGATAACTTTTCTTTTGATATCTTGTTTTCTTGTCCTATGAAGGGTGACTTGAGTTATCTAGAAGCATTTATGATTATCACAACTCATGCGCTATGCAGTGATGATTGGTATAACAAGTGGGTACATGAAATTAGATTTAAACCTGCTATGAGAGACATGGAGAGACAAATTGAAATCGCCAAATCGTATTCGCAATCCTTATCATAATGATATTAGGAAACATCAAGTTATTCCTGCAGAAAAATCAGAAGTAACTGAAGATGATTGGGATGAAGACTTGTTAGATATGTTTAATAACAAGCAACAAAAAGCTGAAAAGCTAATTAAATCAGATAGAGCTAGAAACCGAAGGAAGGAAGCTCGATATGCCAAAGAAAACAGACTATACGGAGAGTAAAGAGATAGGTAAAACCAAATGTCCTGCTTGTCCTAGCAGCGATGGCTTTACTTTGTATGATGATGGACACGGTTACTGCTTTGTATGTAACCATTATGAAAAAGAAGTAGGAAAGGAAGAGGATATGCCTGTAGCAGCGCCTCAAGTAACAAGCCTAGAATTATTTGAGTCACAACTAGGTGACTATCGTGGTTGCCAAGAACGTGGCATTACTAAAACAATTGCAGAACACTACGGTGTTCGCGCTACGTACGATAATGAGCGTAATATCACCGCTTATAACTACCCGTATTACGACACGGGAGAACTTGTTGCGTATAAGGTGAGGACATTACCAAAACAATTCAAGACAGTAGGAGATTTTAAGAATGTCTGGCCATTTGGTTGCCAAAGCTTTGGAATGGGAGGGAAGCGCCTCGTCATTACCGAAGGGGAATTTGATGCAATGTCAGTTGCTCAAGCTTCACTCGAACACTATAACAAAATATATCCCACAATTTCTATTGCCTCGGCAAGCAACCTTAAGAGTTTGTTGCATGCAAGAGATTGGATTAGGTCTTTCGAAGAGGTCGTGTTGTTCTTTGATAAAGACGAAGCCGGAAAGAAAGCTATTAAAGAAGCTGCTAATATCATTGGGATTGACAAAGTAAAGATCGCTACTAGTACAGCAAAAGATCCCTGTGAATTGTATATTTCTGGCGGTAAAGATGCAGTAATGCGTGCTATCTGGGATGCACAAGCCTACAGCCCTGCAGGTATCGTAGTAGGTCATGCACCTGTATGGGAACAATACCTCTCAAGGCAATCTACTGAGTCAGTACCTTATCCTGATTGCTTAGATGGCATCAACGATAAGACTAAAGGTATGCGGTTTGGTGAGATTACTTTATTCACTAGTGGTACTGGCAGCGGTAAAAGTACTGTCATTAAAGAAATAGTACTTGACTTATTGGACAAAACTAGTTATAAGATAGGTATGATCTCGCTTGAGGAGTCTATCGGAGATACCGCTGAAAAGCTTATCCAGATGAAACTTAAGCAAAATCTACAAGAGCATGATGTGCCTCTTGATATTCAAGAAGCTGCATCGAAGGAGGTATTTGGGGATGAACGCCTTGTCTTACTCGACCACCAAGGTTCTGTTGGTGATGAGTCACTTATTGATAAGATTGAGTATATGGCTCTTATGGGTTGTAAATATCTTATTCTTGATCACATCACGATTGCCGTGTCCGAAGGTGCTGAAGGGTACACTGGTAATGAAGCCATTGATAAGGTTATGTCAGATCTACTTAAGATTACTAAGAAACATAACGTCTGGCTTGGAGTTATATCGCATCTACGAAAGGTGCAAGGTGGAAGTACGACCTTCGAGCAAGGTAAACTACCGAGTATGGATGATATCAAAGGCTCTGGATCCATTAAACAAATATCATTCGATATTATTGGATTCTCCAGAGATATGGCTAATGAAAATGAGGATGTTAGAAACACAATCAATTTCATTGTACTTAAAAGTAGATTTTCTGGTAAGACCGGACCAGCAGGATCAGTAAAATACAACCATGATACTACTAGATTAGAGTATCACAATGGTTCAGCAATAGACTTTGAGGTGATAGGATGAGTGAAACAGCTTTATACCATCAAATAGGTTTACTACAACAAGAACTTGCTCATGCAAAAGAAATCATTGAAAGCCTTACTACGGAGCGTAATAAGTTTCGTAGTCAAGCTATCATGCGAGCAAACAAAATAGAGACATTATCAAATGAGATCAATACTATTTATAAGGAACAAGAGTATATCCCCTAGCCAGAATATTATTAAGCTATTAAATAGTCTTAGGTCTAGGGGTACAGAGCCTATTGACTGGCATTACGATAAAAACTATATAACATTTAGAGTAGAGGATGACGATGGCAAAGAAAGCAGATAATTTTCTTCTTAAACCACGCAAGCAGAGGACCTTCACAGGAAAGAAATATGCAGGACGTAAAAAGTATCGAGGACAAGGTCGATAACTATAAAGGTTTAATTACCATGACAATTAAGGAAGAACGATATGATCAATTATATATGGACATTGCTAAAAGAGTTGCTGAAATGTCTTATGACAGTGATACCCAAGTCGGCGCAGTCATTGTTAAAGACGGAAACATTATTTCAATGGGTTGGAACGGTACTCCAAGCGGTTTTGACAATAACTGTAAACACCCTGAAACGGGTATCACTCTATCTACTGTTATTCATGCTGAAGCTAATGCAATCTGTAAGCTCGCTCGTACTAGCGGTTCTGGATTGGGTTCCACATTGTACACTACGCTCTCACCTTGTATCGAGTGTACTAAGCTTATCCTCCAATCTGGTATCAGCGAAATTGTCGTTGAGAAAGCGTATGAGAAAGATTTAGAGGGATTTAAAATTCTTAATGAGAAAGGTATGCTAAGAGTATGCAAATCCATTACCAAAGAATAGATAATATGCCTGATTATGTTGCTTGGGTTGAATGTAATCGGGAAGATTTAGAACAAGTAAGAGATATGTTTCCAGAAAAGGAATTTGAATTACTTATCGCAGTCAAGCCTAACTACGACCCTATCACTTGTTCACAACAAGTACTATATAATCCACCCGCACCCACTTGGGGCATAGATGTTTGGAAAAGAGAAATCGATGGAAGATGTGAAGGACTATCTCCTGAAGAAAATTCGCGGTGAAGACTTAGGTGTCAAGCCAAGGCGTAACTTACAACTAATGCGTATGATTGACACTGATGGTGTTGACATGCTAGACTTTCTTATCGAAGACATGGTGTCTTTTGCTAGAAAGACTATTCAACGTTGCTTTAAACGCAATAAAACTGAGGGTGAAACAGCTATTACTCAAGCATCAATGGCTATCGGTAAGTACATTGTTGAAGGCTGGGATAGCGATAATGTTAACTTCAGAGATCATGTTAGAGTTGGTGACTTAGTTATCGAAGGCTTTGTTATGTGTGGTTATCTTACTATCTCAGTAGGTCACATGAAAAGCCGTAAGCCAGTAACAATACACGCTACTGATAAATGGGGTGACATGGAAGCTATTGCTGGGCGTACTGTATGTATGTCAGCTGAGCCTATCCTGCCTATTACTTCTCTTATGCAAAAGAACGATAAGAGTGTAATCAAGACTTGGGATAAGTCTAAAGAAAAGAAGTTCTCTCAGTACCTTCAAGCCCCATTTGTAAAAGCAATTGATAAGCTGCAAGCCACTCGCTGGCTTATTAATAAGGATGTTCACAACGCTATACTACAGCATTGGGATTCATTCATAAAGACTGAATTGTTTGATGGTGAAGACACTAAAGAGAACGATAAGTTATACCAACGCCAAGCTTCTAAGAATAGAGAAGTAAAAGAAGTAATGGCTGTAGCAAACAAGTGGTTAGACACTGAGTTTAGCTTTTATCTTGATGCTGATTATCGAGGTAGGCTGTATTACTCAGAGCCATTCTTTAACTTCCAAGGCTCTGACATAGCTAGGGGTCAGCTACTCTTTGCTAACGGTAAACCATTTGATAGCACTGCTAGCTTCTGGTTAGGTGTGCATACTGCCTGTTGTTTTAATCAGTCATACGGTATCGATGAGATCCCTGGCTGGGTGACTACAGACTATCGCAGTGTACTAGAACAAGAAGAACTCGATACTATCTCAGTAGATAAAATGACACTCGAAGATAGAGCGCAATGGACTCAAGAGAATATTGATGAGATCCTAGAGCTAGGCGAGATGGGTATTATTGCACATGATGCAGAAAAAGCTATTTCGTTTCTAGCTTGTTGTATTGAGTGGTATAAGTACTCAAAATCAGAAGGTACTTTCTTGACACACCTGCCTATCCCTATTGACGGTGCAAACAACGGATGGCAACACCTAGGCGCTATGTCTAAGGATGCCCTGACGGGCAACCTCGTGGGATTAGTGCCTACTGAGGTTCAAAACGACTTCTACGTCCAGGTAGCTAAGCGACTCACTCAGCGTATGCCTGAATGGTTTGAAGAAAGACAGATGCCTATGAAGCATATCCGTAAAGGTATTGCAAAACGTGGTGCCATGACTCGTGCTTATAGCTGCGGACAAAAGAAAATGTCTGAGTCAATGTACAGTGATTGTTATCAGTTCGGGTTTACTACTGAGTACAACATCAGTACTTGGGATTGTGATGAGTTAAGCAGCCAAGTCATACGGGCTATCCAGGAAGTATGCCCTGGACCGCTAGAGACTATGCGGTACTTGCAGAAGCTTGCTGATCAAGAGATCACTAACTGGTACAAGCAATACGGTACTGATAGAGGACAAGGTATTGAGTGGACTACACCATCAGGATTCCCTGTAGTGTACGAGTGCTACCGTACAAGACCTGTTAAGGTAGACTGCTATGGGTTTAATACCCCTGCAGGTGAGATACGATTTAAGCATGTCATCAGAGAGAAAACAGATATCCCTGATAGGCGTGGCTTTATGTGCGGTATTAGCCCTAACTTTGTTCATAGTATGGACGCATCTCATATGGCTCTTGTAGTGGCCAATTGGGAAGGCGACTTTGGTGCTGTGCATGATTCATACAGTACTCATGCTAGTAGCGTAGAGTTGCTAATGAATAATACACGACAAGAGTTTGTATCAATGTACGACAAAGAAAACTTCTACGATAGTATTCCCTTCGGGAAGAACTACCTAGGCACAGTACCTACTATCGGTACGCTAGACGTTAAAGGAGTAACAGACTCTGATTATTTCTTCTGTTAAAAATAAAGATACCCCACAAGGTTTCCATATAGGATTCCCTGTGGGGTACGTTTATTTATAGTAATTCTTGAATGTCTTTTTTAGCTTGCGCCCGTAGACGACCTGCTTTAGACTTTGCTTCTGCCATTGGCATACCAGTATTGATATATGATCTAATGTTTTTATCATACATTGTATTTAACAATGCATCGTTAATACCTGGAGTATAGGCTAGTTGTGGGTTTAAATTAAACTCTTTAATAAACTCCATATCATCTATATCTACTCCTTGTAATGCTAAACGATTATAACTTTTCTGCATATAATTTGTCCTCCTAATTATACTGATAAACAAGTTCAGCTAATTGTTTAAAGGCATTTCGTTTACCTATTTCAGAATTGTTTTTCCAATTACCAAAACGAGTGTTTATCCTTTCATAGTTTTCAATTAATTTAAAAATACTTTTTAATTGACTACCAGTAACATTAGCGCCTTCAACATTCCAGCCTTGTGACTTAACAGCATTAATCATTTCTTCAAGCTTACTTTTTCTTGATCCTAATTTACTAGCTACAGTTTTACCTGTTTTCTTTTCTAAGCTATCTAACTTTTGTAACAAATAAGTATGCATAGACCTATAAGAACTGTCTTCAGAAACTAAATAAGTGCCGTTTGGATTAATAGTATTTTGAAACACTGATTTAGCTTCGTTGTATCCATTAAGAATATTGTTTGCTAAGTTGTATTGTCTGTTTACTTCAACAAAGTTTTTATTGATCCTTGCATGATATTCGTCTACGCTAGATGCATCAGTAATAATCGCATCATGAACAGGTAACATAAACAAAGGCTCTTTTCTATTATCATTAACATCGTTAATTGTTTTAGCCATAATAGCTGCATCAATTTGTTGAATAGAAATAACAGGCAACTGATTAGCTACTTCCTGACCATATCGAGAGGGTGGTGACATTTCCCAAAAGCTTGTTTCTTTATTAAGAATCTTTTTACTTTTAGATCTAGCACTACCTGTGGGCTTACTTACCTGTACGCGTTTCATTACCAAGCCTTGTGCGGTTGGTACAGGTACTGTTCTACCTGTGTCTGTCCATTCCGTTGAGCCTAAGAAAATATTAGTACCAAGTGGTCCTTTGTAAGTAGGTGTTTTACCCATCATTGACCACATCATTCCCATGTCTTGTAAAGTTTTTTGATGATCTGTAGGAATTGAGTTTGTTAATGTAGTCTTGATAAGGCTATTAAAGTCTTCTACTAATACATTAGTATCGTTATCATAAGCAATTACATCACTGGTTGTTTCAGCATCCGTAAGAATACTGCCGTACTTTCCATTTTTAAAATCGATAACTGTATCATGGTTAAAAGATGGATCTTTACCATACGAAACTTCCATTAGCGGTGTTCTAGAAATTAATCGAGTAATTGCTTTGCGATCTGGATGTTGGTCAATAGTATTTAAAACTGTTGTCCAAAAATCTACTTTCTCAGGGCTATTAGCAAAGGTTGTTTTAATTGCTGATGGCATCATATTCATATAACGTTTACGAATATCACCTTCAGGTATTACAGAACCTTCTTCTGAGTCATAAATAGTTCCAATTGAAGCAAGCAAATCGATATCGCCTAATTGCATTGCTTGAATAGCAATACCATTTTGCTTACCGTCATGTTGAGTTTGTGCTTGCGGTTCAAAAATAGCAGGACTATTTGGATCTTTCTTTGCTTTATTTTTTGCATCAACATAGTTTGCAAAGTCAATTAATGATTGAAGCTTATAGCCCCACTCGCCAGGGTCTTGAAAGTCTTCTAAGAAGTCTGGACCTACTAATTCATTCAATGCTTCGATATTTGTAAATTCACTATCTTTAATCTTGCGAAGCTTATCACCTGTTGTGTACCATTTATTATATATAGGGTTTGTAGGATCATTTATTACTCGGTCTGTTGCTTTCTGTACTGCTTTCCAAGTCATATCTTCTGTTTTAACAGCGGCACCAGTCCTATCTACGATGCCAGTTTCAGCGGCAGTTAAAAGATTTTTACCAATAATATACTTCCAATTAGAAAGAATTTTTGAGCCTCGATCACTTGCACTGCTAAGGTTTAATGGGAAACGCTTAGCGCTGCCTACAAAGTTTCTTACTAGTTTACTATCTTGATAGTTAAGTATTGTATTACGTACAAAGTAACGACCAACAGAAGAAGCGTGAAACCATTTATTGTAAAATACTTTACCGTCTTTAGCATCACCGTCTAACATTGTCTGGAATATTTTCTTAGCTTCTCGTCTAACAACTCTATCAGCTTGCTCGGTAGCCATTGTTTGATCGCCATTATGAGTCTTTAGAGCACGACTATACGCTTTAGCCCACTTCTTTTCATCAAGACCAATCATTGCTGCCCATGGCTCTGTAGAAAAGAAACCACGATCTGACTGCCCTGCAAGCCCTGTAATA